TTCCACGAACTAAGTAAAGGATTAACAAGAGTATAACTGAACCAATTTTGTAAACTCAGTTGATATATTTTTATTGTTGAAAAGAATGGTTTATCGTAAAAGTTATTTAATCCATAATTTGGTGTACGTGGCGAATACTTGTCTCTTGGTGCAAAACTTCCATCAGTAGTAGATGTAGACGAACTTAATGAATGATTTCCGTCTTGGAAATAAAATCTATAGTACTCTTCTAACATTGCTCTAGTTGCGCCTAAATTATCATCGTGTAATACAAGATTAACATCTTGATAATCTAGTCTAGTCTGCATATTCTTCTTGCGATTGTACTGTTGTTTATTTTGTATATCTGCTCTAAAACCAGGCAAATCTGCGGACTTTACTAATACACCGATTTGTTTTTGAAATTGTTTCATATTTGAACCAATACTTACATCATCGGTAACTTCAAAAACAACATGATAAAGAAACTTTGTTTTAGGTGCAAATATATGCCCATACTCATTAAAAAGATTATGTGCATGTTGTGCGTCACGCAAGTGAGTGTTTAACGCTTGATTATCTAAATAGTTGTTGAAAAAGCTCATACTAATATTTATCCTCACTTATTAGGTGCGTATATAATAAAAAAGCAGGAATCATTTGACCCCTGCTTCTTAAATTACAAGATACCCAATTACTAAGCTATTAGCCAGTTACTTGAGTACCGCCTACGCCGTCTGCTGCAATTCTGCTTACTACTTCACCAACTCCAGTAAACTGCTCGTCTGCGCCATACTGGATAGCGTTGTCATAACGAATAGAAAGTGTTGTAGTTACTGCATCACTTGTAGCATATGCTAGTGTATTATAATTTGCTGATTCTAGATAACAACCTACTAGTTGGAATCTATCAATTACGTTTGAACCGTTGGCGCCGTTGCCGCCGTCTAAGATTTCAATTTTTGTAATAAACTTATATGTACCGCCTGATACAGCACTTGATTGTTCAAAGAAGTCAAACTGTCTTTGAAGCTGCTGACCAATGATTTTCTGTACATTGTTATTTGCATCTTCACGTAAAGTGATTGTAATTGGATCCCATGTGTGTTTACCAGCAAGATAGCTTCTTGAATTATAAGCATCGATAGTCATTTGTTCAAACGTTAAGTTTGGACGAGTTACATCAACTACCTGTCTTGTAATTTCACGGATGCCGTCAGCACCACCTGTTGTACCAAAATTTTCAAACAATACTCTAAAACGGTATTGTAATTTAGGCATGAGTAGTGAACTATTGCTTCCGCCACCATCTTCTGTTGGAATCGAAATATTTGTTAATGTTGTAATTGGCATTCTTGTTCTCCTGTTACAGTTGTATTTATGCAATTTAAGAGTGGGATTTCTCCCACTCTATAAAGTACGCATATTATCCCAGAGCTGCAATTTCTCCTGTATTCTTAAGTCTTAATGGAATGTAAATGAATTCAATTGCTTTTACTGGTTCAATTGCAATATCCAAATACAGCTCGTTTCTATCTACTCTCGCAGGAGTATTGTTTGATTCGTCACACACAACTAAGAAGTCATATAATGCTCTTAGTCCAACCAATTCAATTAACAACTGATCAGCTGCAGATTTAATTTGGTCACGTGTAATTTTATCATTTGGTTCAAACAAATAAGGTCTTGCAAGTAGTTCCAATTGTCCACGTAAGTAAACAACCAAACGTGCTACATTGACCCTATCTAGTGCAGAAGCATTTCTTGCTCTAGTTTTCTGACCAAATACAACTAACCCTGCTCCGCTAATAAACGTAATTGGGTTAATTTGTGCTGAGTACAACGTGTCACGCTGTCCTGTGTTAAGAGCAACACCTACAAATTCTCCTTCAGCATTAATAAAACCTGAACTTGAAGCATTTGTTACGCCGCCGCGTCTTGTACCTGCTGGAGCAAACCAGGGGAATGCTACTTGGTCATTAAGTACAAGTGTGCGTAGTGCCATATGTGATGCTGGAACTACAACATTGTTTCCAAAGTTATCACTTGAAAAGCCTGCTGGATAGTACATACCTAAATATTCGTCTTTAGATACACCACCTAAATCATTATCTTCTAGTGCGCCTCTTACGTTATTAGCCCACTCATTTAATGATGTAGCATCTGGTGTTAAGCGTAATGGTGTATCACCTACAACAAAAGCAGTTAAGCGTCTGTCATAATTAAGTGTAACCATTTCACCAATCAATTCAGGATATCCTGGCGTAGCAACTAAGTTAAACTGGCGACTTTCTTCGTCACGTATATCTTGATTGCTGTTAACCATAGCCTGTAGTGCTTGTACGACACTCTTGCGCTGTGCATGACGTCCAAATGTGCCTGAGCCATCTGCATTGTTTCCTGAGTCAGTTACCCATCTATGTGGATAGTAACTACCCATAGGTTGATCAATAACGTCTGCTGGATCTGAACTTTGTGGATCATCTACTTCAAAACGTTGATTTGAACCTGCAACATCAATTGAATTTAATACAAATTTCTTAACATTAAATCCGCTTCTGCGTGTGTTCCATAGCAACATTCCTTTTGGATATAGTGCAGGATCTGGAGCATCTGGATCTAAGTAATCGTTATCAAGTAAATCAACAATTGCTGCTGCTGCATATGGGCCTGCTGCGCTTCCGCCGCTTGTAGACCAACGTGCGTCTGCAAATAGCATACCTGCTTCAGTAGTTTGGTCTGACTTATCTACTAATACCCAGTCAGTTGATGTGCCATTATAACGATACACTAGCGGATAGTTTTCTAAGTCAGCTGTGCTAACCCATATGTCTCCATCTACTAACGGTGTTGTATCTGACTGTTTTGTTGGCTTAGATGCACTTACAATTGGACCACTTGGGTCTGTGTCTGCATAGTCTGCATTGTAGTTTTGATAACCTACCCATGTAGTACCATTGTGAATCATAATATCAACATCGTCAACTGTTGAGCTATACCAACGCTGTCCATCTGATGTAAGTGCTAATGGCTCTGCTGGTGATGCAGTGTATGTTAATGGCTTCCAGTTAGAAGCAACTAAACTATGCGTAGCATCGCCTGTTGGTGCAACATATAAGTTTGCTGTAGCAAGATCTCTATTGCTTTCGTTAGCAGTCAGACCAGCAAATCCCATTTCATTTAAAAGACCATCTGTATCTATAATACGGAAATCTCCGCCTAACTTGTGCTCAATAACAACTCTGTTTTGTGCGTTTACATACGATACAACGTTTGTAAAGTTAGCAGCGTTAATAGCGCCTGCGATAGTATCTGCATCTGCTGTTGTGCCGTTAATAACTACGTTAGTTACAGCTTTACTTGCAAGTGTCGCAGAATTTTTTACTGTTTCAGCAATTGTAAATGCTTTTGTGCCAGCTGTTAATTGTGAAACAATTTTGTCAGATACAATTGAAGTAGCGCCTACTGCGGCTCTATAATGAATTTTATAGTTTGCTACAGTTGGTGTTTCCTCATCAATATTTACTCTTATGTATAAATCGTCTGCAAGTAAATTTTCGCCGCCACCTGTTTTATCTAATGCCATTAGCGCAGATTGGTTGCTCGTATATAACGGAGCATTAACATTATTCCAAAGTTGTGTATCTGTGCTATATTGCTTGACTCTCCAGTTAGCGCCACCGTTTGGTACTGTAGTTTTAATCCATAAGCTACCGGTTGGTGCTGGTGTTGTGTCGCCAGTTTTATAAGTAGGTACACTTGTATGCGGAGCAATAGTTAATCTTGGTACACTATACGTACCGTTTTCAATTCCTAAGCCGCCAGCTGCTGAGTCAGCAAGTCCTGTAAGTGAACCTTGTCCGCCACCAACTACAATCTTTCCGTCTGCATCGCTACCGTTTGAAGTTGCAGTCGAATCACCGTAAATTTCTAATACGCCGTCTACTGCCGCTGCACTTACACCTGTAATGCCTGCACCATTGATATCGCTTGCTAAATTAGCAATTGTAGTTCCAGCTAGTGTCACTGTCACTGTGTTAATTACAATTTCGTCACCGTTTACAAGTGTTGGATTACGTGAAGTACCTTTGACTGTTGCATGGCTTGCCATCCATTTATTACTACCAACTGTCACCCATTCGCCTGCAGTAACACCTGTTGCGTTACCTGATGCTTTATAATATAGTTTGTTAGAATCAGCTGCAGCGTTAAGAGCAAAGTCTCCAATTGCGCCTACTGATCCTTTTGGAATACCTGTTGCAACATTTCCAACTAAGTCAGTAGTTTCAGTAATTACTTTTGTTGTAACTGCTGTAAATGATTGGCCGCCGCTAGTTGTAATAGCTTCACCATTCCATTCTAAAATACCCAACTTTGTGTTTAGTGTATCAAACCACCAAGCACCGTCTGCTGGTTCGCCGCCTGGTGCAGTTGCACTTGCAGCAAGTTCTGATAAATCTAAGTCTGCTCTTACAACATATGCTCTGTTAGATACGCCAAGTAATGAGTATGCAGTATTAAGTCCATATTCATTTAGCTCTCCTCCATGAACCATGTTGCCGTTTGCATCCGATTCAAATAATGCATCTCCAAACAAGTCGCCTAATTCTCTTTGACTTGTTACGAGATATGGTTTGCCAGCATTTGCTGCCAATGTTCCTTGTGCAATGCCGCTGCCAGATGCCTTTGTTTTATTTGTCGCTGTTGTGACAAATACCATTGGAACTGTAGCTGCTGCCCCTGGTGTGTAGAAGCTCTCGTCAATTACATTGACTTCTACTCCTGGTGATACTAGTGCCATGTTTTGTTCTCCTGTTGGAATTATGTTTCGCTGTATGTATTTAGCTATCCAGAACAAAATCATAGCTATAATTAGCTAAAAAAAGGGATAAAAAAGGTGAGGTAAATACAATATGAGACCTTTATGCCAATGCGGTGAAAGACCGGCCGCTATAAATTATAAAAAGAATAACAGAACTTACTATAGAAAGCTATGTGAGATTTGTTTGAAGCACGGTTTAGGGCACGGTATTCCAAAATGGAAACAACGTGGTTATGAAAAGAAAACTGAATGTGAAAAGTGCGGGTTCAAATCAAAACACGAAGAACAATTTAATGTATTTCATATTGACGGTGATTTAAATAACTGTCGACCTAATAATCTAAAAACTATTTGTGCTAACTGTCAGCGCATTATGCAAAAAGACGGCGTTCATTGGAAGCAGGGAGACTTACGTCCTGATTTTTAAAAATAGTCTTAATTAAAATATCTACGTTTTGCTCTAGTCTTTTTAAGTCTCCGTTATTATCAATAGTGTAGTCACACATCCACTGTTCAATACTCATTGAACTAGAATCTTCAGAGGGCAAATGATCTGTCCTATCAACCCAAATTGCATAGTCGAATAGTTCTTCATTTTGCATAGCAAAGAATTCACGCTTGTTACGCAGGCCGCAGTATATATCGTGTTTAGCAAATAAGTTACGCCCTAATTTAGCTAAATCATCTTTGCAATAGTTATGAATCATATTATACCATTCTGTTCGATGATTATGCCTGTCAGCATAACATGCTTCTTCATCTTTATAATTGTATTGATCTTTAAGATCATTAAAGATAAAAAGTTCAGAACAGAACTTACTACTAGATTGAAAAGAATAATTGTAATTTTCAAGTAATTCGCAAACAGTGTCTTTACCGTGTCTGCCGTGTCCTACAATTAATAGTTTGGGTAGCAAAGGATTCTCCTTAAAGTATACTGTGTAGTATAGCTTAGTTTTAAGAAGTTGTCAAGTGTTTTTTAACCAATTACAAAACTATAGCCAACGCCGCCTGGTACAGCTAGTGATACTTCTTGTTCTAACTTGTCCATTTCTTGTTGCGCTTCTGCTTTTAATGTATCGCCATTAAGAGTTGATCCACCTTGTGGGCCTGCAATAGTTGCAAACTTTGAACGTGCTTCCCCTAACATATATTTGCAAGCTGCTAGTGTATAGTCTTTAATCCATTGTGATGCTAAGTAGTCGTTTAATAGCTCGTTATCGGGACGATAATTGTATGCATACAATAATATTTCCTCTTCAGCTCTTGGACGTTGTAATAATGTTAATTTTTTGCTCGTTGGGTTCCATTTAAATTCAATAAAACTGCCGAACATTCTGCCAACAAGTTCTTGATGCTGTGAAAACATATCGTAAGTTGCTAGGCCGCCCATTTTAGAACCAGATAACAAATAAGTGTTTGTATATGCTAAATTAAACGGTTCAAATAAACTGCCACCATCTCCACCGCCTGATCTAGAACCTATACTTCTACGGAATAACTTACGAATTTCCATAACTTCGTTAGGTAATATATATTCGTTTTGGTCTACTACCGTTGTTAAAAACATATACGATTCTTCAACACTGTTATCACTACGTTGTCTAAACCTAGAAAGTGCCTTATCTAATGCAGTTTTATAATGTATTGGATCAAGTTCAACATCAATCATTCCTCCGCCAAGGAATGTGTTTACATAATCATATACTTCTTGTTTTTGTGTTGCTAGTTCTGCCATACAAGTTCTCCGTATAGTATTTATCGATAAATATATATATGCCGAGAATATCTTTATATAAACCAGAACGCGGAAACGATTACAACTTCTTAGATAAACAAATCCAAGAGATGTTTACTGTTGGCGGAACTGATATTAACATACACAAATACTTAGGTACTGAAGTGCCGTCAGATGACGACAGAAGTGCTACACAGCCAGAATATGATGCTGTTGCAGAAACTAATATTCAAGATTTATTGTTCTTAGAAAATCGTGACAGGAAATATGATCCTGACATTTATACAATGCGAGCAATATATAATGTACAAGATATAGATTTTGATTTAAGCCAGTTTGGTATGTTTCTTAGCAATGACACATTGTTTATGACCATACATATTAACAGTAGTGTAAAAACACTTGGCAGAAAAATTATGAGCGGTGATGTAATTGAATTACCGCATTTAAAAGATGAATACGCTCTTAATGATGCTGCTTTTGCATTGAAAAGATTTTATGTGGTAGACGATGTTAATCGTGCAGCAGAAGGATTTTCACAAACTTGGTATCCACATTTATATAGACTGAAATTAAAGCAAATAGTAGACTCGCAAGAATTTGCAGAAATATTAGATTTACCTGCAGAAGAAGGTAGTGATAATACATTACGCGATTTATTATCAACATACGAAAAAGAAATGCAAATTTCAAATGCAGTAGTTGCACAAGCAGAAGCTGATGCTCCTAAAAGCGGCTTTGATATTAGTCATTATTATTCTTTAGCAACAAACGAGGACGGAAGTGTTGCATTGCGTACTGCTGACCAAGGCGATATCGATGCATCAAATGTTAATACAAATGCAGACGAAGTTACTGATAGACCTGATAGATCCGGGTATACAGGATATCTAGTAGGTCAAGGAGACAATGCGCCAAACGGAGCACCTTTTGGTTTTGGTATTAAGTTTCCTGTAGATCATCAAGAAGGTGATTATTTTTTACGTACAGATTTCCTACCAAATAGAATGTTTAAATATGACGGTATAAGATGGGTTAAAGTAGAAGATGATATTAGAATGACTCTAAGTAATACACTACAACGTCAAACGTATAAAACAGAATTTATTAATAATACTAATACAAATAACATAGACGGTGAAGTTGTAGAAGAAAGACAAAGCTTATCTAAAGCATTGCGCCCACGTACACCAGAGGCAGATAACTAATGTTACATTTTTATGACGGACAAATAAGAAGATACACAACACAAATGATGCGTATTTTAAGCAACTTTCCAGTTAAGGATGGTAAAGGTAAAACTAAAGAAGTGCCTGTAACATACGGCGATTTATCAAGACAAGTTGCAAATATTATTAGAGAAAATTCAGAAAACAAAATTCCTAGTGCGCCGCGTATCGCAGTGTATCTTACTGGGCTGGAATTAGATAGAGATAGATTAACTGATGCAACATATACTAGATCAGTAAACATACGTGAACGAGCATATGACGAAACGACTGACGAATATTTAAACTATCAAGGAAAGAATTATACGGTAGAACGATTAATACCAACTCCGTATATGATGAGAGTAAATGCTGATATATGGGCTACAAATACTGATCAAAAATTACAACTACTTGAACAAATACTTGTGTTGTTTAATCCAAGTTTAGAAATGCAAACTACAGATAATTTTATTGACTGGACAAGTATTACTGTTGTAAATTTAGAAAACGTACAATGGTCAAATAGAAGTGTACCTGTAGGAGTTGATAGTGAAATTGATATTGCTACACTTACTTTTAGTATCCCAATATACATTAGTCCTCCGACTAAAGTTAAGAAAATGGGGGTTATTACCAATATTATAACAAGCATGTTTGACGAAACTAGAGGTACTATCGAAGATGGTGTAAGTGGGCCTATTACAAATGCAGGCACTGACTTCTTATCAGGACTCACAGGAGGCGATAAAAATCGTAAAGCACAAACTGCTGTAGCAAAGGAACTAGCAAACGTAAACTATAAACAATACGGTTTATACCTAGAAACATCGTGTGCGCAATTAATTAATAACGGTGTTGTTGGAATGAAGAGTTGGAATGAAATATTTGAAGCACTTCCAGGAACATATATGGCAGACGTTAGTAGAATATATGTAAACAATAATGAAAATAGTAATACAATTACAGGCACGTTTGTACATAATCCGTTTGACGAAGGTAAACTAGAAATAAATTGGGACATGGATAGTTTTCCAAGTGACACTATTATAGATGGTAGAACTACCATAGATTACATTATAAATCCAACTAACTTTAATCCGTCTTCGATAAAATCTTCAGGTTTAAGGTTATTACTATTAGAAAGTATTGGTGATCAAACTACTGGATCAGGAGCATCGGCTTGGAAAAATGCTGATAATACTAACTTAGTTGCAAGCGCAAATGATATAATTGAGTGGGATGGAAACAAATGGAATATTGTGTTTGATTCTAGTACTGCTACATCTACAACTTACACAACTAATTTAAACACAAGCGTTCAATACAGATTTAGAGATAACGAATGGCTACTTAGTATAGATGGCGAGTATCCAATTGGTACATGGAGAATATCACTAACGGGCTAATTATATGTATGACAGATATGATTACATGTAGTGGAGCACTATTCTATACTTTAGATACAAATAGATTTCTTTTTTTACATAGAGCAAACGGCAAACGTAATAACATGTGGGGGCTAGTTGGCGGCACAAATGAAGGATTAGAAACACCATTCGAAGGTTTAACAAGAGAGATAGAAGAAGAAATTGGCTTTTTGCCAGACATTAAAAAAACTTTGCCTTTAGAAAGTTTTATAAGTGCAGATAGTAAATTTTATTTCCACACATATCTTTGCGTTGTCCAATCTGAATTTATACCTACCCTTAATAACGAACATGACGGTTATGCATGGAGTGCATTTACCAAATGGCCAAAACCATTACATTTTGGTTTACGCAATACATTACAAAGTAAAGTAAATTTAAATAAATTAGAAACTGTATTCCAAACCATAAATTTACTTGACATATCGCATCAAACGTAGTATAATATAAAGATGAAAGTATTAGTTCTTGGTGACATAATCATCGACAAGTATATCTACGGTACTAGTTCACGCATTAGTCCCGAAGCCCCCGTTCCTGTAATTACATACAAGAGCGAAGTTGAAACACTTGGAGGGGCAGGACTTGTATATGAGAATCTTAAAAGTTTAGGAGTTGATGTTACATTATTTAAAACAAATCAACCACGTAGTATTAAGACACGTATAATATGTGACGGTCATTACATAACCCGTATAGACAACGATAAACATGCAAATTCAAACGTAGTTTTAGATGAAGTATTATGTAGTGATTTTTCTAAGTATGATTATGTAGTACTAAGTGATTATAACAAAGGTGTTCTAGATGAATCTTTAAAAATTATAGAACATATTAATAAATTTGGTTGTAAAATTATTGTAGACCCTAAAGAACATGCAACTCAGTACAAAAACGCATGGTTAGTAAAACCTAATAATAGTGAATTTACTAAGTTTGGATTTAGTGATTGGAATGGCAATATCATTACTACTAATGCCAGTGATAATGTAGTTGCTTGTATAGACGATGTTGATTATAATCTGCCTGTTG